GCCGAGCAGCAAACCTGCAACGAGCGATGCGGCCGTGCCGCCAGTAATCGACAACCGAACAAAGCGGAAACCGTTCGCGACGTCGATGTTGGCCGTGTCGAAGTTGATAATCGCCTCTTTGTTGTCGTCACTCGCTTTGAGAAACTGAGTGATCGACGAGTTCGGGACGTCCTTGGCACCGGCACCACCGGAGCTTGTCGCCTGTTGAAGCTTGGCGTCGACCGTGGCGCTTGATCCTTCGACGCCAGCCATAATGACCGCCATGAAACGGCGGAACTTTGATGCGTCGGCCCAACCAGTCGTGCCGGTCGAACCTTCGCTGAGCGGAGAGAGGGGAGCCGCCGCAACCGCTGCGCGGTCACTCGGTAGTGTATTAACTGACATTTTTGCATTCCTCTGAAAATTGAAAAGGGATTTTGTAGCGAGACGCGACGGCCGAAGCCGCCGCGCCTATTTTTCGATATTACGGGCCGCGTGCTGCCAGGGTCGTGAAACAGCTCAGGGTGTTGGAGCCGTTCTTTCGAGCGATGGAAGTCGTCCACCACGGTTGACCACCAACACGGATAATGAAACGGAACGCCGTGATGTCGTAATCAAACCACAAGTGAATCGAGATATCGGCACGCAAGCCGCCCGCCTTCGTCAAACTCAAATAGCTGTTGAGGTCGGCGAAGATGATGTCGCCCTGTGCGCCGAGCTGCTGACACGCTTCGGTGACGAGGATCGGACGGCCGAGCAGCGTCGCGTACGGCGAACCACTCAAACCACCGGGCGGCATGTAGACCGGAAAAACGCCCGAGTTCGAGCCGGTAATCTGCAAGTTCTGCAGTTGCGGTTCGAGATCCTGGTTAATCAGCCAGACGGCCGTTTTGCGGCATGGTGCATACATGCGCGCCCACATTTTATTAATGTTCGCGAACACAACCGTGTCGTTTGCCTGACCCGATTCCTTTGCTACCGAGATCAACGGCCCGGAGTTCAAAATGCCGAGCGGCTGACCGGCACCAGTGCCGTTAATCAGCGCGTCCGTAATCTTGAAGTTGATTTTGTCCGGCGCCTTTTTGTTAAGGTAGTTCGTCATCGAGGCGGCGTCTTCGAGCAGCTCGTCGGTGACAGGCACGAGCGCCGTAAGCTTGTTCGCCTTCGTGGTCAAGTTCTGCAGAGCAGGCTTTGACTGCGTGAACTGCGCGGCTTCACCTTCCCAATACGCTTGGATGCCGCCGCTGGTTTGCCATGGCGTGGTTTCGTCCTTCGGCACGGTGAGGCTGTTGCTCGACGTGATCTGCTGATCGGTCATCCCGAGCAAGGAATCCTCGCCCATCACCTTAACCATGATGGCCTGACGGAACTCCGGAGGAACTGCGAAGCCGCCATCGGCGCCGCTACCCTCCTGCCCGAACGTGGTCGGCGCGTTCGCAATCAAACGCGGGTCGACTGCGCCGCCCTTTGCGGATGCGTTGACGACGCTCGTCGCAAACTCGCCGAAGGAACGGAAGCCCCAACGGCCGCGCTCTTCGACAAGCTCGATACGCGGCGTGCGCGATTGAATCTGACGCGCGCCGGAACGGTCGGCATTCTGCGTCTGCCGCGGTTCCTCTTCTTCATTGCGAGGCGTTTCCGCATGCGTGCGCCGAATCGGAGCCGTAATCTTTTTGTTCATCGCTTCGAGGCGCTGTAGCCGTTCGATTTGAACTTCGGTGTCTTCGAACGCGGCGAGAATTTCGTTGATTTCCTTCGCCTCGTCGACCGTCATCTCGCGCTTTTCGGCTTCGACTTTGGCCTGAATGCTTCGCGCTGTTTCGTTGAGCGTGAGCAAACGGTTTTGCAGTTCGTCGAGCTGCGCCATCGTATCGTTTCGCATCAACGATAGGCCAGCGAGACCCGCCAAACCCGCAATTATTGCGGCATTCAATTTATTGGTACGCATAACATTATCCTTCAATTGGTTTTAGGGTTATCGTTTTATAGCGGTCTTGCGTGGGCGCTGGCGCCTCAACTCGTCGGGCTGGCCCGGCGAATCTTTGAACATCGTTGATTCATTCTCGCGAGCGAAATGCTCAGCGTGCGAACGCCGTCGCTTAGTTCGCGCGGCGTGTTGCGGAACTTGGAAAGCAACTGCGATTGAATCGGTGCGGCCTCTTGGCCGTCGTCGTCGATGGCATCGCAGAAACCGCGGTCGAGGCACATTTGCGCGGTCATCCACGTTTCGTCGTTCATCCATTGTTTGATGTCTTTTGGATCTCCGCGGGTGCGCGCGACGTACGTGTCGAGCAGCGTCGATGCTACTTGGTCGAGCGCGTCGGCATTTTTGCGCATGTCGGCCGCGGTGCCTACGGCCATGCCCCATGGCTCGTGGATCATCATTTGCGCGTTTGGCGACATTCGGATTTCATCGCCAGCCATGCAAATAATTGACGCGATGGATGCGGCCAACGCATCGACGTGCATCACCTTTTTCGCTTTGAATCGCTTCAACTGGTTGTAAATCGCGACGCCCTCGAAGACCGAGCCTCCGGCGCTGTTCACGTAGCAGTGAAGCGTGTCGACCGAGCCGAGACCTTTCAGCGCGTCCGCAATGTCATTCGCCGAGACGCCGCCGAAATATCCGTCGCCGATGTCGTCGTACAAATACAACTCGCCGTCCGGGCCTTTGCCCTTTGCAAAGAACGTATGTCGACGAGCGCGAGCCTGCGCGCTGCTGTCGTCCTGCTTGCCATCGATCTTATCGAGCAGTGCGGAACATGCGGCGCGCACGTCGTCGGCGCCTTGCTGCGCAGCGCGTCCCTTCGCCGAAATGATCGCATTGCGATAAACCTCGCCGCCCTTGCCGAATGGGTAGCCGTAGTAATCCTTGGTGCCCTCTTTCGCGCTCGGGTGTGTGGCCAGCATCCATTTGCCATATGCCGCCCAATCATCGCCACCGGCGCCCAGGAGCTTGTTGCCGTCTTCGGCGCTGAAATCCCACGTTCCTTTGTTCACCTTGCCAGCGTCGACGAGCGCATGCGCATTGTCGACGCCCGCTTTGTTGACCTTCGTGTCGGCCGAATTGCGCAACGCGTGGTTCATGGCATGCGCTATGGCGTACGGCAGCCCGTTGATAGCCTCGATAATTTTCATGCGGCCCTCTTCAAAAAGTTGGAAACCAATTCATGTGCGGCGCGGCCAGGATCTGCACCCTCGACGACCGCTTGCCCTTGCGCGAGCGCGGCGCCGAATGTCTCGCGTCCGGATGCAAGCGAAAGAATTTGCGCGGGCTTGCACAATGATTCGTGAAGCATGCGCGTCTGTTCGAGTTTGAAATCTTGAATAAACTTCGCGCGCTCTTCTGACGTGTGCCGCACCGTGTCGTAATCCTTCAATCGATTGCTCAGGCGTGACGAGAACCTGCTAAATACCTGCTCGAAACATGTCGTCAACGCGTTGTTTATCTGCTCGTCCGGATTGTTCTTATCCGGAATTGGCGGCGTCGGGTTCGTGTCATCCGCGGGATTCGCGTCCGGCAAATTCGCGCCAACGTCTTCGAGGCGAGTGCTCGCGCTGTTGACGATGCGGATATCGCCTTCCGGTCCGATTGTGTCGCGGCCTTCGAACTTCAAAATATCGTTGACCGAGTAGACGCCAATATTGCGCATCGTTTGATAGTAGGTCGAGCGGGCGATTGCATCGCCCTGCGATAACCACTCGATGTCAATGCGCGAGAAACGATTCTTTCCGCGCGCTGAGAAAAGCTTGTAATCGAACTCCTGTTGATTGCGCTTGCACCACGGCGTAAGCGCGTCGCGCGTGAACTCCATTCCCTGCTGCTCAATGTTGTTGTTCGTCGAGCGCAGCAGATGCGCGATTTTGTGCGGCGGAACGCCGAACCACCGGCAAACCTCTTCGACCTGATTCTGCCGAGCGGCGACGAGCTGCGCGTCTTCCGCGTTGCTGATCGTCTGCACGTACTCCGCGCCGCCCTCGCCGATGAATGGCCGGAACGCGTTGTTCGGTCCGCGGTGCCGTTTCTCAAGTGCGTTTACGAGGCGGTCATATGCCTTGTCGTCGAGGTTGCCAGGAACCTTGAGCATGCCGCCGACTTCGGTGTTGTTGCCGAAGTACGTCGCGGCATAGCGTTCCGTGGCCATCGTGAGACCGAGAGATAGAGCGGCCTTTGCGACGAGGTTGTCGCCGACTA